TTTGCACGTCCAAGTATAAAACCAAACGCATCGTCAGTTGCAGCCATAATCTTAGTAGAGTATGTTAGCAAGTTACTATTGTTCATTTGACGTGCCATGTTAGCTACACGAAACGCTGCTGTTTCTCCGGGTGTAGCTCTACCACTATCTTCTGCCCAACGACGTAAGATCTCCCAGTTTTCATCACCTCTGGTAAAGTCTACATAACGAGTCTTAATACTTGATATATCACCTTTCCAGTATGAGTTTAACTTAGTTCTAAATAATTCAAATGACTCAGGTACAGCTTCTACCATGGCGTTTATAGATGCAAGACTAGATCTAAGTGTAGCTGTGTCACCGTTAAATGGGTAACGTATAGCAGCACCTAATGCTGTAGATAGAGGTCTTAAGAATGTTGCAGCAGATGTACCCATGATTGCTCGGACTGGTGTTTTAGGGCCAGATAGTATACTATGACTCATTACACCTTCTAGCTCACGTATCATAGCACCTGTACGATCTACACCACCTTCTGTTAGCTTACCACCTTTTATAATAGTACGAGCCCACTTGTCAAAGTCATCGAGTGAGTTGACATCTTTCATCATAGAGAAAGCCTCGAACACAGCCTGTAGTAACTCATCATCACCATCTTTTGAGATCTTCAATACAGAAAGTATAGACTCTCTGGTGTCAGCCATTTCTTGTGTCATCGCATCATCTATAGCTCTTTTACGTGCTTTACCAGCACCTAACGCTCTAAATGAGTCTGACTTTACAAATCTAGCTTTTTTAGTTTCGTACAAAGCTGTAAGCATTGTGTCAACTATTTGTTTAGCTGGGCCATCTATATCATTAAGATTGACTATATCCATTATCTCTCTACCAGCTATACCTGTATCTCGTAACTGTCTTAACAGTGTACCAGACACTAGGTCAGCAATAACTACGTTCTTTGATGTCCATACTTCGACACCATCAATAACATCGTTAGTTTCATATAACTCTTTGAGATACTCTGCCGGTGACATATCAACAGCATTTCTACCTTGTGTTATACGCTGGTGTCCTTCTACAGCTTCTCTAAATGTAGCTGCTAGAGCTCGTCTGTCACCTTTTGCAGCTGCCAAGTCTTTTGCAAACTTTTCACTACTAACAAGACCTTTGTATATACGTTCAACAGTTGCATCATCTGTGCCACCTTTGAGTGCTATACGCTCACGTTCTACTGGTGTAGTTACAGAGCCTGTAGATCCTTCTTCAGAACCCCACTCATTACGTGTACGTGATAACTGTTGACGAGCTACTTCTGGTTCAACCTCGGATGTGTGTGCCCCTTGGTGTGGCTCTGCTACAGGAGCATTTTTATCTGCTCTAAACTGTACTTCGCCCTCTCGTAGCTGTGCTACACCAGCTTCAACTGTTTGATCTTTTACACTTTTATTTCTTGCAGCTATCTGGTCAAGCACTGGCTTACTACCTTTCTTAAGGCCATAAGCTAATCCGTCAAAAAATAGACCTATGCCCATACCTTCTACGATGTTTTTTATCTTCATCATAACAGGATGGTCTGTGTCTTTGGTAGCTAGTGGTGTGTCAAACCAGCCATATCTTTCACGCAATGCACCCATAGCGTTCATCTCGTCTGACTCTTTAGATACAAGGTCAGACACAGCACCAATAGCTGCACCTCTTGCAAGGCTACTGCTAGCTACACCGGCTAGACCAGCTGGTATTGTAACCAAACCTGTAGCTGCCGCTGCCTTAGCTGCTGCAACTGTACCAAGTGCAAGTGTACCAAAGTGTACTAATCCACGTAGCTGTTTACCCCACCATGTTTTGGTTTCGATAGGGTTATCGTAAGAGTCAAAAGGAGTCCACTCTGGTTTGTAGAATCCTTTTTCTTCTTTCTCTCTTTGCATCTCACCTGATAACGCATCTACTGTACGCTCAGGAAATGTTGCAATCGAAGACGCAGTATCTTGAATACCACCAGATAGAATAGACTGCCCTTCTTTTATAAGAGCTTTAGCACCCCATGAATCGGCGTTACGAGGGTCAACCTGTTCATCAACCCTCTGCTTTTGCTCTGCTGTTTTTTCTGCTTCTACAGCTTGTTCTGCTTGCTCTTTCTTTTCGTACTCATCTATAAACTCACCGTATTTCTCTACAGCAGCCTTAGAAGCTTCGATATCTAAAGAATAAGCATCACCATAGTTTGATTCTTCTATCATCGTCTAGTTCGTTTTGTGTTAGGTCTTTCTAGTGGTTCTGGTTCAATGCGTTCTTTTTCTACAATTTCATCTATCTCTTGTCTCTGAGGTATACCAGTAACAATTCTGTAACCAGCTTTTGCTAGATTATCAGTGCCATATTTTTCAAGATCTGTTATAAATACCTTTGCAACTTGACTTTGTAGTTTGTCAAAGTTAGTCATTTCATAACCTTCTAATAAAGGAAATACTTTTTTGATAGCTTGCATCTCCTCATATGTAAATCCTGTAGCTTCTACCCAAGCTGCATCACTATTTACAACAGTAAGTCCAGCCATAGCTTTCTTACGTCTAGTAATATTATTCTGCACCTTTAACATACGCATGGCTGTCTGTAGGTTTTCTGATATCTTTTCACCATCTTTAACGCCTAGCTGTTGTAGTAAGTCCAACGCTTCAAAACCACCAAAACCATAGTAGCCTATATTAGTAGCATCAAGATTATAAACAGCATTTTCTAGTTCTGCCTTAGTCATCTCTTGTAAAGATTTAACCTTTGGTAATCTAGATTCTTGCCTAGGTGTCAATGATTTAGACTGAGCTACTAACTTAGGTGACTCTATACTATCAAATGTATTGTTAGGGCCAGCTCTCATAGCCTTAGCTGCTTCAGTTAATGTTGGTAATGATTCTGCACTGACTTGTAAAAACTTACCCTCAGTAGGTTTGTTGAGTAAAGATATTCTATCATCTTCTGTATAGAACTCCTTAGTTTCATCCCACTCAGCAATCTTAGCAGTCTCATCAGTTGTTAAAAGATTAACAGCTCTAGCTCTATATAAAAACTTTTCTAAGCTAGTCATGGGTACTTTCTTATTATTGACAGTTTTGAACATAGGTACATCATCATAAAAACTTATAACATCTTTATTTATTGTACCACCACTATCTCTCCAACCCTTAGATCTTTCAAAGTTGTTTTTCTCTGCTAGGTTTGTAACTTCTGGTGCATCTTTTAGACCTTCATCATTTATATATGACTGCACAAACTCTTGCTTGGCTTTTACTAAAGGTATACTTACAGAACCACCTATACTCAAAGGTGCGTCATAGACGTTGTTATCTAAGTTTGTTTTAGTTAGCTGATAAACTTTATTCATATGCTCTTGAATTGTTAGAGTTTCATCAGCTCCGGCTGGTAAAGCAGCTAAGGTTTGTTCTAACTCTGGTAGTGACTTACGAAACTTATCATTAAAATCAGCTTTCATACGATTGTATATCATATTATCTGAGCCAACTAATTTTTTATCTGCTCCTTTATCAGCATAAATATGTTCAAGAACAGCAGTTTCTATAAAGTCTTTGTGTACTGTATTTAATTGATCTTGATATGTAGATTGTGAGTTAACCTCTGTATCATTTACACCTGTATCAGCCTTAGCTAAAAGAGCATTTAGTTTGTCTGTAAGTTTAGGTTGACCATCTATTGTCACATCATATAAAAGAACACCATCACCATCAACTTGGTTACGTGCATAGTTTATCCACTTAGATTGTAGCACTACTAAGTTAGCATCACTAAGAAACTCTTTCATTTTTACAGGATTATTTCTTAGTTCAGCCATTGGCTTATCTATGTTTTCTAGATCCCATTGATTTTTTAGATTTGTTTTACGCTGTTCTAAGTCATCTGCGGCTAGAGTTTGTTGATCCTGTAACGCACCAATAACACGTCTTTCAAATCTTTCTTTGAGTTGTTTAGATATAACATTATCAGGTACATTTAGTAAACCATTGTATTCCTTATTGTTTATTACAATTTTACCTTCATCTAAAAGCTTGTTTAGATTATCGGGACTAATTAGTGTACCTTCACCACCACCAAACGCATCTTTTTGAATATCAGAGACAATCTGATCTTCTAAGTATTGCATAGCTAGTGGGTAAGATCCGGGAGCATTACCAAACTTTGTTGCTCTAATTTTATCAAGTAAACCACCTGTGCTAAATATAGCATCAGAATCATTGCTAACAACAGCTTCTCGTATGTCAGAGTTTAGTTGAGCGTTTCTAGCGTTTTCTAGTTTTACTTCTTGATTAGCAGCCCACTTATCTCGAAGACCAGCTCGAGTCTCCATCAGTTTAGGTGTAATCTTTTTTATGTATCTTTTAAAAATACGATCGTTTGTAATATCAACACCGTTTTCCAAAGCTTCATAAAGAGCTGCACCTAGTACAGTTTTTACACCTTTATCTATTTCATCAAAAGCCTCACCTGTAGTACTAATACCGTCTAGACCTTTACCAGCCATGACATTACCTAACACAGGTTTAAACTGATCTCCTATAGAAAATGCAACTTGTTTTAAGTTTGCACCATCTAGATCTGTATGTAGTAAGTTGTATGCAGCTTCGTTAGTAGCAACTTTGTCATCACCAGTTTGTGTTGCAGCTTCTTGTTGCATGTTGAAGTCAGCATCCTTTCTTTCAAATTCAAGCTGTTTTTCTTGAGCATTAAATTGATCGACAACTTCGCTCTTGACTTCACCAGCTTGACCAAGCATAAAGTTAAAGCCTTCGTCTTCTTTATCTTTGGCATCAGATACTTTTTTAAACTGAGCTGCTGCTGAAAAAACTCCAGCCACTTGCTTCATAGTATTGAGAAAGCTACCTTGATCTTTTACTCTTTCATACTCCTTAACACTATTAAAAAATGCCCTAGTGTTGGGCATGTCAATAGTTTCTTGATTCTTAATTATAGCATCTGTAAGATCAGCTTCTTCAGAACCATAGTTGGATTTAGAGGAGCTCGTAAACGCATCACGAGCCACTCCAAGCTGTCTATTAAATTCAGACATTTACTACCTCCATGTCAACATCTATTTTACTGTAGTCAACAGTTAGATAGTTTTGATCTATACCTACAGCCATAGGATTCTTTTGTACAACATCTTGAGCCATAGCTCCACGGAATCGTACATTACCGCCTTTATAATTAAATTCGTATATTTTGTATCCCTGTGGTGATACACCAACTTGTTCTACATTTTCTTTTATTCTTACATCAGACAGGAACTTGATACTAGATGCAATACTTAGGCCACTCTGAGCAAGTGACAACGCACCTCCAAGCCTGTTTGTCGGTGGCAGCATTACTGGTGGTGGCGGCTGTGCGGGTAATCCTAGCTTTTCTCTAGCTCTAGCTTGGAAGCTTCTAAAGTTTCGCATAGCTGT